AATTGAAACTCACTATTTAGATATAGATGCTGATAATGTAGCAGATGCAGCAGAACAAGCTAGAAGTTCTGGTGTTAATTCACAAGATGCACACCATACAAATCTAGATGTTATTTCAGTTGATGAGATTTGTACCGCAACTAAGTGAAGAACAGGTCAAGTTTTGGGTAGAAACCGAAAATATCGATTATGTCGAGATTATTAAGTTGATTGCTAATGGTGAGATGAGCCCTAAAGCATTAAATACTGAAATATTTGATAACGAAAACTGGGATCCAACGGAGGAATAATTATGGGATTAGATTGTTATATTGTTCACAGTAATGACCGTGAGAAACCTTTTACAGCTGAAGATGATCCACGTATAAAAGATATTAATTTATGCGGTGGGATGATGAGCGGTCACGGTGCCGACGGATCGTTCCGAGGTAAATGGTACGAGCCTTTAATGGATGAGTTGATGGGAGATGACGGTATATGGCATATGCCTGAAGATAGTTTTGGAGTTTTACCTGAATGGTTAAAAGAACAAGCTCAAGCTCTAGCTGATCTATTACATGCAGTCGAATCAGATGCTAAAGAACAAGATCTACTCATTGATGATGGTAAAACTACTCTATTACCTGAAACTATTATTTATCAAACACACCATGCCTCACCGTATGAATATACTTATCAAGAAGTCAAAGACTTAGAATTGTTATTACGCTGTGCGAGTGAGCGTGGTGCGGTAATGCTGTGCTGGTGGTAGTGCAAAGCTGCTTTAATTCGCTATACTCGGCTTTATACTATATATAGGTTAAAAAATTATAGGAGAAAGATATGACCGATCAAACTAAGAAAACCCTTTCGATTCACGAATCGAATTTATTCCATACTTACGAAAGTTCGGAAGATTTGAATAATTACATTGCACTTCATTCCAATGAGGTACAGATGTATATGCATATGGCGTGTGCATTCCAGCAGAATATGATTGTGAACGCAGTATTAAAACACGGTATTGAAAACACCGAGTTTGTTGCCGCTAAACCATTGTTTAAGAGGAAAGAAGCATGAGTGAACCAACTTTATTATGTACTAATTGTAAAAGTACAGTATTCGGAGATAATCACTCTATCGAATATCCTTATTGTCCAGCTTGTCCCGATAAAGATAAGTTGCAAGAGTTATTAATGATGATCACTGATGAGTTATGGGATTTTATTCCAGAAGATCACAGACCGATCGTTGACCGTAATTTAAAACAGTTAGGATTATGACCGACTGTACTCTATGTGACGAACCTATTAGCCAAGGACGTAGAAGCCTTGGCTATATGACTTGTTTAGGTTGTGGTGAAGCCGCAGCCAATGAGTTAGCTGAACAGCGTAAAAAACAGATTGCTCCAGCGTATAACAAAGGAGCTTATCAATATATAACTGAAAACGATTTAGAGACTATTGGGAGGTAACTCTATTACTGCTTTATTTCCGCTAATTCTTAGCTATACTATATATAGTTAAAAATTAATAACTACATTGATTGATTAACAAGGAGTAGCAAACCAGAACTGCTAGGTTATTTAAAAACAGGGAGTCTACCTACAGAAAAAGACTCCCGCTAACTAAGAAAGGAGAAAGAAAATGGAAATTTTCACCAAAGAGCAGATTGCCGCTCAAGACCAAGGCATTAATGATGCGAAAACAGGTTTACCTTGTGACGCATCGAGTCATCGAGTAACAGCGACTTACTTCGGAAAGTATGTCAACGATTACTACAAAGGCTACAAGCTAGCCATTGCAGAGATGAAGTTAGAAGCTAGGAACGAAGATTATCAATCTACGATACTAGAAGATTCGACTGATAAAATAGAGGATCTGTCATACGATGGATTTCCTAATTACGAATCAGCGTGGGCATAATGAACGGTCCATTAATAACTATTAAGGACTCAGGTCAAACCCTCACGTACCAAGATGGATGGCAGGTTATATCATTACATCATGTACACGAGGGGATCAGAGAAACAGTTAGTAGGAAAAGTTCCACAGCTACCACTAAAGGTAAAGAGCAAGATCGACTGATTGATATAATGGACGATCTACTAAAAGGAATAACGCGAGTCAAATGGTTTTTTGACGAGATACATTATCGTGACGGTAATATCGACCAAGAGAGGATAGAGAAGGAAATGCAGGATATGAAATTCCACACCGTCTACGATTCTTCGTGGCTCACCGATCTACCTGATAGTGGTTACAACTCTATTGGCGTCAATATGAAGATGCTCGATGACGGTAAATGTCAATCTACTGTAGTTTTGAGTTGTAATGGTTCGATGGGTGCAAGTGCTCTATCGGAATACTTTCAATTCACTAATTAAGGCTTGACTCCCTCAGGCTTTGCCCTCGCTTATGCGGGGGTTTTTTATGTTCGGTTGTTAACAGTCGGGCGAATCAAAAGCTCTAATACTGCTTTTATCGCGTGTAAAATCGCGGTTATAATATACCTATACGCTAAAAAGGTTTTAGCGATTTTAACTACAAAGAAAGGAGAAAGAATATGAAAAATAAAATAAATGTAAACACTAAGTTGACTGCAGCTTTGAAAGAAAAGGTGAATCATAGTAATGCATTAGTTGAGGCTATTAGAAAGAACCATAATGAATTCGTAAGTTACTGGTTAGTTTGTTACTCTGCTGAATCGTTCAATGCTATAGATTTGTTCGAACCTTATCTATATAATGCTTCCTTGAACTTTTGTCCATCTAAGTTGTATGATAAGAATTATGATTCTAAGTCTTACTATGAATCTACGGGTAAGTTTGATATCCCTCAAAAGTTCAGTGATGGTCCTATGTTCTTAAGCCTTGGTCATCAAGAAACTGATAATCGTAATGCTTTGTTTATACCTACTACTTGTCTAACTGGTCCAAACACTGGTTTGTATGAAACTCTTAAAAAGTATACTCCTAAGCCTGAAAAAAGCGGTGGTTCTCAGTATGATTATTTTCCTAATGATTATTATAGTGATTCTTATAGTTTATCTAACCGTATGCGTTCAGAAGTGACTCACGCTGTAGTGCTCTATGAAGGTAATCAAGATGGTGATTGTAATATTACTGTTCGTTGGATTCGAGATGATCTAGGTTTTAGGCTCCATGAGTTTATTAGTGTTAATGATATCTTTAATTACTTATGGCATCCAGTCGAGATAAATCCTTTCTGTTATTATTAACTAATCTTTACCCTCGGTCAGCGGTGCGTTGGTCGGGGGTTTTTTATGTCTATCACATTCTATTAATCTATGTGTATTGTTATTCTCAAAATTAAAAAAGTTTTTGAAAAAAGTTTTTCAAATGTACTAATATCTCTAATAAACTAATAGATTCGTTCTGTAAGTCTCTTGGTTACTCTATTTTTTGGTTCTGCAAAACTAATAGAATTCTATTACTCTATTAGAAACTATGGTAAGATTACCTAGAGGGCATGAGAAAACTATTTATTTGATAATAAAACTAATATGATTGTAATAACTTTATGCGAAGCTCGGAGGTAGAATGAAACAGCTGACGTACACGTCATTAATGCCAACAGAAGACGGTAAAGGATTTGTTGACGATAGTGGTAAGATTTGGCAGCCACTCAACTCTAAACAAAAGAAATTTTGTAAGGAGTACTTCAAAGGGCAAACAGCCACTGAAGCCGCGATAAAAGCAGGGTATACGAAGGATCGCAAGGGTGCGAAGACACAGGGGAGTGTATTACTAAATCATAACCCAGTTGTAAAGAATTACTTGATCGACTTGGAAATCGCAGCTTCGGAAAGAGATGCAGTTTCCCTGGAGACACACCTCTCTACTCTACACGACCTCAGAGAGGAGGCGAAGGACCAAGGTCAAATATCCGCAGCCATCACAGCCGAGGTCCATCGAGGGAAGGCAGGTGGACTCTACATCGATCGACGTGAAATATTAACAGCGAAAATCGATCTGATGTCAAAGGACGATATACTCGATCGACTCGAAAACCTTATTAAGAAAAGAACTTTGGATGCAAAAGTTGTTGAAGGAGAGATAGCCGCGGATTAAGACTCGTGCGAATCGCTCCTGGTGGTATAATCCTGGACTCTTTTTAGTGCTTTACTTTCGCTTGTATCTAAGCAATAATATACTTATCTTAAATAAAGGTTATTTAAGAATTAACTAAAGAAAGGAGAATTATTATGATAGATAAGAACTATCAAGCAGGAGCCCAAAGAGGGTCAATTAACTACGACGCAGTGATCACTTTGATTGCTACGCCAAAAGGAAAGTTCCCACCTCAAGCAGGGAAGATCATCGAAGCGTTAATCGCTGCGAAAGATCACACCATGACGGTGGGTGAGCTGATCGGCACTGACGGTTCGACCGAGAGTGCATTGGTCAAAGCTGGATTGGTAACAGTCCAAGAGCCGAATACCATTTGGGCTCATTATAGAAAACGTTTGATCGAGGAGAAGCTGATTACTGTCAGCTAACCACGGTTAACGAACGAGGGGACTTCGGTCCCCTTTTTTGTGTCCGCTCTACTCTACGCTCTACTCTATCACTCAATCTACTCTATCACTCTATCACTCTATCCGTCGCTCTACTCAACCCTTCCCTTCTACTCTATATATAATAAATAGATTCGTGCGAATCGCCCAGAAAGAAAAAAAGATTCGTGCGATTCTTATAGTTATTTAATCCTAAAAATCCTTAAAAAATAAGTAAGTAAATAAAAGGTATATATATGTATACAAGTAAAGTAGTTTAATAGTATACTAGGTACTTAATAAGGCACTAGGCTAACTTATTAATACTTAACTAACTAATAGCCTAAGAGGTATCCAACATGGATAACAAAGCAAAAGATAGATTAGCAGTCAAAACAGCTACTGCTAATGTAGATAAAAGAAAAGCTGAAATAACTAATAGTTCAGTCACCCTAACAGGTAGAGGAACTGGCGGTGGTGTTGCATTAAATATGTCATTGACATTAACTAGTACAGCAGCTTCAGATAGTATTCTAGCCCCTAGACAAGTACAGCTAGTCATAGCGTACCTTGAACATTTAGGCGGTACTGCTACTGTACAAGACCTTAATAACTTTGCTGAGAAGTGTGAAGGTGTATACGCATGGAATACTTCTAGCGGTAGTCCTTATGAACAAACACCGCAGAAAATCATGGCTAAGTATATGAGACAAATGAAAGGTCTTGATGCTTGGTCTAAGTCTAAAGGTATTAAACCACTAGTTAGCTAACCTCTAGCTACCTTACCTAAGGGCTACATTCGTAGCCCTTTTTTATGCCTACGATATAAGCCTACGCTCTTACATTAACAACACTACCTCTACCCTTATACCATATATACCTACCCTTAGAACGCCCCCTATACCCCCCTAGTCGCTATCTACGTCCTCACCCTCCGCCGCTCCTTGGGTTCAGCCTCTCGATTGCAACTACTTTACAAATAAGTCCCTGTGATAAAAATTTTGCGAAAAAATTTTTTACGATTATACTTTTGGGATGGGTTTTAAACTTAGCTTGGTTCTTGGAGGTCTATTGGCGGCATCTTTGGCGGGTTCGTGGTTCTTATTAGATCAAATATCCACGCTCAAAGGTAATCAGATAATCCTGGAAACAAAAATATCCGAGCAAAACGAATCCATCAAACAATACCTAGCGAAACAAGAACAGCTGTCCGCGAGTCTTGGTACGTTAGAAGCTGAAAAACAAAACGCACTTCGTGAAGTAAATAAATTAAGAAACACATTTGCTAAGCACGATCTTGATAACCTTGCACTAAACAAACCTAAACTTGTTGAGAAGATGGTGAACCGTGGTACTAAACGAGTAATAGATAACCTTGTAACATTAACAACTGTAACCAATGAGGAACCTGATGGATGAAGATTACGAACTTATTTAGCATCTGTATACTGATCGCGGTCAGCGGTTGTTCGCTCTTTCCTACTGTAAAACCTGTAGATGTTAATACGATCGCATTACCTGCTCCGATGTACCATCCACCGTTACCTATGGAAATCCAAGCGACCGAGGTAACATTTGAAGTGTTAACTCCAGAGATCATGGAAGAATACCTACAACTCGTTAAAGACGGTAAAGCTCCTGCGGTTGCATACTATGCGTTGACCACACAACAATACGAAAACCTTTCGATGAATATGGCAGAGATCACACGCTACACAAAGAACATTTTAGCGATTGTAGAGTATTATAGGGAATACGATGAGTAAAGGAAGTAAACGTAGACCAGAAAAAGGTAATCAATACCAAGATAACTGGGAAAAAATATTCGGGAAGAAAGATGCCAAAAACAGTACCAAAGTTCAAAGAACCGTTAATCTTCGGGTATTACATTCACGCTAGACCTGAACTAGGCGAGATTAAATGGCAATGGTCAGATCAACGTAAACAGTTTTGGGAAGATTGGATTCCTAAAGATAAAGATCTAATTATTCATACTAAACTATCCGCGGACCACGAACAGTTGTTCAGGGATGCTTTCTGGCAAGACATGGAAGATGAAATACGGAATACGAAAGATAGTCTAAATTTCAGGGCTAGGCAGCGACGAGCTAAGAAAAAAGCTACCGCGAACCAAGGATCCCACTTACCGTCTTAACTACTTTACTTATTCATAAAACACAACGTTTTACATTTTATTGGTAGTTAGCTTATACTTCGATGATGGCTACCCCTGAATCCATCGCAGCACCCAGAGAAATCACAGAGCTGAACCCCTTAATGGATTTATTAAGGGAGCTAAACCCAGCATTACAA